AGAACCAGGTCGCCAGCGCCACCGGCGCGCCGCCGGCACCGGGCGGCTCGGCCGCCTCCGACCTGATGGATGCGGCGGCGACCGGCGCCGCCTCGCCGTGAGGGAACCGCGCGAGGCCCGGCCGATCGCCACCCGCGAGGCGACGACCAAGGGCATCGACGGCCGGATCTACCACAAGCATGTCGAGGCCGAGCTCAACATCCTGGCGGCCCGCGTGCTGGGCACACCCGACGGCCAGCGCTTCCTCAACTACCTGCGCGGCCTTACCCTGAACGTGGCTTTCCCCGGATCGGTCGACACCAACGAGCTGATCCACATGGAAGGCCAGCGCTATATCGTCGGGCTCATGATGGCCCGTCACAAGGCAGGAGAAGGACGATGAGCAGCAGCACCCCGCCGCCGATGAGCCGCGATCCGTTCTACGTGCAGTATGCCGGGCTCTCGGCCGACGACTTCAAGCCGCTCGGCAACGGCCCGGCAGGCTACGGCCGGCCGATCCCGCGCATGAAGACCAAGGTCGACGCGCGCTCGCTGGGCTATGCCGACCCGCGCGTCACCATCGACATGCAGATCGCCCGCCGCGAGGGCGACGACGACCAGGCCCGCAAGGCGCCGGTCGACCAGTCGGTCAAGGAGGGCTCACGATGAACTGGCGCGACAGGATCTACTTTGCACCCTCGGACACGGGAGGCGCCGGTGGCGGAGATGGCGGCGGTGGCGGTGGCGGCGATGCAGGCGGCGGCGATAAAGGCGGCGGCGCGGGCGCTGCGGGTGGCGACAAAGGTGGCGACGACAAGGGCGCTGCGGGAGACAAGGGAGACAAGGGCAACGACGACGGCGGCAAAGGCAAGCCGTCGAGCGAAGCCAACCCCTACAAGGTCCCCGACAAGTTCCTGACCGACGGCAAGCCCGACTACGGCAAGCTGGTGAGCTCCTATGCCGACGCCGAAAAAGCACTGATGCGCAAAGGCACGGAGGTCCGCGCCGACGTCGAGCGGGCCTTCCACGAGGAGCGTGCGAAAGCTGCACCGGCCACGCCGGGCGACTACCAGGTCGAGGACAAGTTCATCCTCGGCGATCGCGAGATCACCATGATCAAGGATGACCCGATGCTCGATTACGTGCGTCAGGTCGCCCACAACAACCACTGGACCCAGCAGCAGTTCACCGAGAACGTGCGCGGCTATGTCGCCCAGCAGCTCTCGAGCCTGCCCAAGTGGACGGAGCAGGCCAAGCTGCTCGGCCCCAACGCCGACGCCCGCCACGCCCGCGTCGACGGCTTCCTGCGCGGCAACCTCTCCCAGGAGAACTACCAGACTTTCGCCAAGCTGCCGGCGACCGCCGCCACCATCAAGGCGGTCGAGGAGATCATGGAGCTCGCCGGCCATCCCAAGCTGACCGACGACACCACGGCGATCCCCAAGGAAACCCTGACCCGCGAGCAGCTGCGCGAGATGCAGAACGATTCGCGCTACACCGGCGAGCGCGGCAAGCCGATCGAGCAGGCCTTCGTCAACCGGGTGCGCGCCGGCTACCGTGCGCTGGCGAAGAACGGCGGGTCGGGCTAAAAGGCATCAAGGCCGCGGCCCCGGCCCAGCGAGTCGAGCCCGAGAGGGAACAACCCGACCCCATCGCCACACGGGACAAACCGTCTGCCCGCATGAGCAATTCATTCGGACGGAGATCCCATGGCAAACCCGACGATCGACGTCGCCTTCGTACAGGAGTTCGAGGCCGGCGTGCACGAGGCCTACCAGCGCAAGGGCTCGATCTTCCGCGCCTGCTGCCGCAAGCGAAGCGGCGTCAAGAACAAGACCACCTTCCAGAAGTACGGCACCGGCAACGCCACCCAGAAGGCGCGCAATGCCGTGATCCCGCCGATGAACAATGCCCACACCAACGTCTCGGTCACGGTCGAGGACTGGTACGCCGGCGACTTCATCGACGAGCTCGACGAGCTGCGCATCAACCACGACGAGATGCAGGCGTCGATGAACGCCGGCGCCTATGCGCTGGGCCGCAAGACCGACGACCAGATCATCGCGGCGCTCGCCGCCGGTGCGCTCAACAACGTCGACGACACGACCAACGGCGCCTCGCTGCCGTGGGCCACCGCCGTCATGGTGATGTTCGGCAACAACGACGTGCCCGACGACGGCGACCGCTACGGCATCGTCGGCTGGGAGCAGTGGGGCAAGCTGCTGGCGATCCCGCAGTTCTCCAACTCGCAGTATGTCGGCCAGGACGACCTGCCGTTCGCCCGCGGCACCCAAGCCAAGCGCTGGCTCTCGATCATGTGGATGCCGTGGTCGGGCTACATCCGCGGCACCAACACCACCAACTATGCCTTCCACCGCTCGGCGGTCGGCCATGCGATCGGCCAGGACGTCAACAGCACCATCACCTATGAGGGCACCCGTGCCGCGTGGTGGGCGCTCAACAAGATGCAGATGAACGCGGTCGTGATCGACGGCCTGGGCGTCGTGCAGTCCTCTCTGAAGGTGAATTGAACCGGCCCGGCTGACATTCACCTTCACGCCGGCGGACCCTTCCTTTCCCCAAGAGCGACGGAGCCCGCCGGCGCCCCCTTCCCTCCAAAAGAGAGAGATCTCATGGCACTCATCCGAACCGACATGAACCTCGTGGCCTCGGGCGGCTACGGCAAGGTGTGGACCTACATCACGGTCGATCCGCACGCGACGGTGATCGCCGCCGGCTACTTCAACTCGATGTCGGCCCAGCTCTCGATCAACGATCGCATCCACCTCAAGGACGCCACCGGGCTCTATGACCTCGCGGTGTCGACCAACAGCGGCGGGGTGGTGACGGTGGTCGCCAGCGCGGCCTACGCCTGAGGCTCCCATGGCCTACGATTACACCAAGTTCTCGTGCGCCAATGCCGGCGGCGTGGGCGGCGTCTATACCTACCAGACCGCCGATCCCAAGGCGGCGGTACTGGCAGCGGGCTACTTCAACCCGGTGCAGGGCACGCTGAACGTCAACAACCGCATCCATGCCTGGACCGGCATCGGCACCGGCTCGGTCGATTACGTCGACATCGCCGTGGCTTCGGTGGCGCCCGGCGCGGTCGCGACGCTCAGCCTGCCGAGCTATCTGTGACCTGCGCCTGAGGAGGGGGATCTCATTAGGCGCAGCCGCCGCGTTGCCGCACCAGCCGGGACGCGGTGATACTCAAGAGGGCGGCATCACCGACCCTCTCTTTTTTGGAGGACCCACGTGAGCCAGATGCCGCTTCCGCAGACGCCCGAGGAAGTGGCCTCGGCCTCCATGGTGCTGCTCGGTATGCGGCCGATGCAGGCCTTCTCCGAAGTCGGCCGCGACGAGGTCGTGGTGGTGAGCGCGCTCTACGAGCTCATGGTGAGCGAGCTCTCGGAGGCCCATCCCTGGAAGTTCTGCCAGGGCCAGCAGACGCTCGAGAACGATCCCGATCCGCCGCTCGACCGCTACGACACCGCCTGGCACCTGCCCTCGATCCCCGACGGCACGCCCTACTCGATCCACACCGTGCGCTGGGACGACTGCCCGGTGTGGTACGAGATCATGGGCCAGCGCATCTACATCAACCAGGACGCCGACCAGAACCCGATCGCCGAGTATTCCTACCGGGTCGAGGAAGCGTGGTGGCCGCCCTCCTTCAAGATGGCCGCGGTGTTCCGCCTGGCCTCGATGCTGGCCAACTCGGTGACGCGCAACGCAGCCCAGATCAACGCCATGAACACGGCCTACGAGCTGCAGATCAGCCGCGCCAAGTTCCGCGATTCCAAGTCGGCGACGACCAAGCGGATGGACCAGAGCCGCTTCATCCGCAATCGCCGCGTTCTCACGAGGCGCTGAGATGATCAGGACCCTTCAGACCAACCTGACCGGCGGCGCGATCTCGAGCGACGCGCGCGAGCGCCTCGACCTCGCGGTCTGGAAGAACAGCGTGGCTGAGGCCCAGAACGTGCGCATCCATCCGGCCGGCGGCGCCTCGCGGCGGCCCGGCCTGGTCCATGTCGACAACAGTCCGGGCAACAGCTGGGGTCTCAACTCGAGCTACCAGATCGAGCCCTTCATCTTCTCGGCCGACCAGCAGT